AGCCAGCTTTGGGCGAGTACTCGTGGAGAAGTCGTCGTCATGGCCGCTGGCGGTAAGGGCCATGCTGGTAAGGGAAAGTGGCGATCAATTCCTGCCGACGCTGGGAACAATTACACAGCTGCTCTTGAAACAGATCACACTGTCGGAACTGGATGGTCTAATCCACTCCGACGCGCTATTGATGTTGTCTCACTTGTCGTCGTCCGTAACCATAACATCGACGTAGACAATTGGATGTGTGGGCATCTGGAATATGCTCCGACACGCAAACAAGATCCTGATGCGTATGCTCTGAATGATTGGAGATGGCGCGTCAAGACCGGAAATATCTTTGGAGGTTCCGGCCAAACAAACTGGTGGGACAAATGGTTTTCAGCAGCCTAAACTATCCCTTCTACCGTCGAGAAGTCGACAGGGCAATTAAGGATTGCAGGCTATGGAATGACCGAGTTAGACTCATTGTCTACACAACCATCATTACGGAAACTTGCGACGGCCAAGCTCGCGGATGGAAGAACTATACGAATCCTAGAGAACCACAATTCGCAAACTACAGCCCCAATGACGGTGATCCTCCTAACAAATCCTGGTCTACACAAAGAAGCGGAGGACTTTTTCAGCAGCAACCCCAATATTGGGGACCTGATGTCATGGACCCATACAAGGCCACATGTTCTTTTCTGGTTGGTTATAGGTTCCCAGATAGCGGGAAGACTGCCGCAGGACTTCTGAAATACGACTACCCGAACATGTCGATCGAGGCAGCCTGTCAGAAAGTTCAGGGAAGCGAATTCTCTGACGGGAGCAACTACAGGCGCAGCATTCCATACGCACAAGAACTCATCAACGAAGATCGAGAAGACAATTTCTGGAAGGATTGGTTTGACATGGCTGATTGGGACGATCCTGATGCCTGGATTCGTGGCTCTCACATTGAACAGGGAGGAGCGCCAGGAGCTACCGAACCGATTGCAGATAGCTGGGTTTCGACAAACCGGGCAGTGTTCACCTACCTGCCAAATCTCATCAGTTCAAAGACAAATGACCTCATCAACACCATGCGTGCTATCACCAATGAGATTGTTGCTGCTGTAAACTCGACAGTGAAGTCGACCGCTGACGAGATTCTTGTGAACCGTCGCTGGCCGTGGTGGAATCAGGACGGCGTTGCTCCCGAAGATCAGGGAACCAACAACCTTGTCGAAAACATCTTCGCATCAAATGGTCGATTGTACCATCCGACATGGGGCAACAAGGCAATTTCCGATAAACTTGACCGCGTTCTGGAAATCCTAGAGCAGCCCGTTCCCCCAGAAGAGGAAGTGCAAGATGACAACTGACACCGCAATTTGGGTAATCCTGATCCTGGCTGTGATTCTTGTAATCGCAGCCGTTGTCGGATTCATTCGCCGGTGAGTTTCCATGTAGGTGTTACCGGAACTCGTTACGGCATGTCTGACTTTCAGAAAAAGGAACTTTTCAGAAAGTTCGGTGAATTCACTTATCTAGAAGAGTATGTATTTTTCCATTTTGGAGATTGCACTGGTGTGGATGCTGAGGCATTTGAGCTAGCCTCAAAATTTGGATTTATCACAGTTTCTCATCCACCAGTCAATCAAAAATGGCGTGCTCACTGCAAAGCAGACATTACCCATTATCCGATGCCTTATCTGGTTCGGAATCAGGATATTGTCGATTCATCAAACTTACTGATTGTAGTTCCTAAGACTCCTGAAACTGAATCACCACGTAGTGGTGCGTGGGCTACCTACAGAATGGCAGCCAAAGCAAGAGTCAAAACTCTAATTACTCTCCCGGGAAGCGAATCTTAACACCGAAAGCCATGTTGGAATTCATTTCCTTGGCTGACAATGCACGACGCCGGGCTGGTCGGCCAGATTGATACGATTCGATGATCTGGCCGCCTCCCGCGTAAATAGCGATATGCCCTACTTGCAAGCCCCGGGACGCACCATTATTCCAAGCCACAAGATCGCCAGGTCGCAAGGAAGAAATAGGTGCCTTGGTCCCATAGAATGCCTGCTGCTGGGCAGTTCTCGGTAGGCTGATTCCCAGCTGTCGATAAATTTGTTGTACGAGGCCAGAACAGTCGACGCCCTTTGCGAGATTGTTTCCGCCCCAAATGTATCCGACACCTGACGCAATGTAGTTCATCCCCTTTTGAACTGCCGTCAATCGAGTCTGCCCTGTCGGACCAGACACAGCAGTATTTCCGACCATGACTGTCGGATTGGCCCAAGCAGCAGACTTTTGAATCGGTGGGGCAGCAGTCAAGAACTTCTTGTAGGCACCAGAATTGTAGACAGTCCAGTCGCGGTAAGTTCCGCCCGCACCCTTCCAGATATTGTATGCTGCGACAGCACTCTGGTACGGGTCTAGAGGATTCTTCGGATACCAGGGATTGTTTCGATGGACAGAGTTGATCTGAAAAAGACCTTGGTCAATTGATCCATTGCGGTTCGAGCGATTTACAGCAGCAGGGTTCCATCCCGATTCAGCTTTGGCAATTGCCATCATTGTCGGAATAGCAGACTCCGGAAATCCTGCCTGTCGGAGTACATTTGCAACACCTTGAGCGCCGCCACCACCCCAGCCAGTGCCGGCATTTGCTCCAGCCTGCTGGTACTGCATCATTCCTAGCGCGCCAAGATTCCCACCAGAATACATTGTATTCATGGCTTCTTGCCACGCTGACTGACGTTGTTTTTCCGCAGCAGCAATCGCAGCTTGTCGCCTGCGTTCTTCCTGCATCTGGGCAGAAAGTTTCTCACCGATCAGAGCTTTCTGGCCGATGTCACGAATAGGCTGCAAGCGGGACGCAAATTGATCCAGGCCAAGAGTGTCAGCGATCGGAGAAATACGATCCTGCTCGTGCTGGCCCGCCATCTTTTGTTCACGGATGGCTGCTTTTTTCTGCCAGTACGGACGATAATCGTACTCGTCTAGCGCGCCTTCTTGCTGCTCAGGTTCAGGATTGAGTTCGCTTGGCCGACGACTCAGTACATCAAATACTGAGTTTCCGACCAAAGGCGTTGTCATTGATTTCTTTCTCTAGTGGCAATGTTCTTGTAGGATTCCTTGCCTGTGTCCATCAAGCCAAGTCCTGTCAAGAAGTTTACCAGCTGAGTATTGAAAACCCTGTTCTTTTCTCCAATTTCAACCTGACGCTGCATAGCGCCCAAACCAGTGACAGAATGTCCTGAAATGTTTGCGACCTGATTCACGATCGGAATGTTGCTGTCGATGTAATCCGACATGTCAGCAATGTTCGCGCCGGTGCTGACATTGTTCCTGCTAGCAACCTCATACGGGAACTTGAACAGCGGATTCACCATCGAGGCGATGTTGCGCGCCGGTGATCCATTTAGGGTGTCGCCTAGCAAGCCTTCCTGCGGGGTACCAAGATTTGCACCCCAATCCCCAACAAGTGGACCGACGATGTTATCTCGAATGAACTTAGGGTAGAGTTTGTCATCCGGGAAGGGATCGACAATACTGTCGGGGTTGACACCCATAGCTGTCGCAACATTGTATTCCGCCTTGAAAAGTCCAGTGACACGTCCTGGCTTCTGGAGCATAGTCGACAGAACAACCGGCATAGCCTGTCGGAACCAAGAGTAGAACGGGAAAATTCGCCGCAGGTACTTTGACTCGAAGGGAGTCAGCCCCTTTACATCCGGGTGAAATCTCCGAACCTGCTTAGCCGCTTCTGTAACATCTATGCCTTTTTCAAGCAAGCCCTGAAAATGAGCGATCCTGGCAAATTGCCCTTCAATTTCGTTGACCTTGCCCATTCCTGCCATGTACTTGCTGTGCAGAAGCTTGTCGCCTAGCTTCGTGGCACCTTCCATGATGTCTTCTGTCGAGTGCCAGTTCTGAAGCAGACCATTCTCGTGAGCCATCTTATACAGACCCTGGTAGGAAATATCCTTGCCACGGTACTTGAAAGCCACATCGGCGCCGGAGACAATTCCGTCACGAAGTTTGTCAATGCCAGCTACACCAGTCTTTGTGAACTCACCAGCAGCTTGCAGAGTCTTGGCAGCGATTCTGTACGGGCGCACAGAATTGACGCCGTTAAACGACGCCAGGATGATATCTGACCAAAGATTTCTAGTGACGTGTCCAGGACGGGCAATTGTCATGAAGGGCTTCCAGATTTGCATGATCGGATCAATAATATGATTCGCAAACCACGCAATTCCGCCCTTTTGACCCTGAAAGTTAGTTCGGGAACCGATGAGCTTATCCAGCTGCTGGATGAACTCACCGGCCTCCCTAGGGAAGAAAAGACCCGTATCGAGGTAATTACCGAGCGTAGAAAAATCTCCGGGTCGCAGCTTAACGTAGCCCGGCTTAGGCACGCTACTTCCGAAGCGAGACGCGGAAACCCCAACCGTCTGCCGCGTTTCAATCAACAGTGCTGCTTTGTTAATTTTTTCAAGCTCTGGCAACGGATCTTTAATATCCCAATCCCGCACCTGTTCCGGAACAAGTACGCGATCCTCCGGCTTTGCCGGCTTCTTGAAGCGGAATTTACTTCCCGCCTCGTCCAGAGCTTGATTTACAGCGTCAATGGATGCTCCATTGCGCCACAACCTTCCGCGTAGGCCGTTTCCGATCGTATGGTCAATTACCCCTTTCATGTCGTTATATGCAATACGAAGACCTGGGTCACTTGGTACTATACCACGACGAAACGCCGTCCACACGAGATCCACATTTGCTCCATGCTTCTTTGAAATGTCTCTCAAAGATTTACGAAACATGATTCCTTCGCGGTCTGCACGAGATTCCAGAGCACGCCAAAGGTCAGCCTGTCCACCAGTATGGTAGCCAAACTGAAATGCAGTCTTCAGCGGGTGCATCAATTTGTCATGGAATCCATTCATCGTGATGTCGGCTTTTTCACCGAGCGTCAGATAAGGAATCCCAGCTTCACGAGCAATCTCATCGGCGTTTCTTTCGACAAGCACGTAGATGCGATTGTGTCGCATCATAATCTTCTTGTCGGCCTGCGGAGTGAACCCCTCACGAATTCGCACGTTCTCTGCAAACTTGGCATTCCTTGCAGCTGCAATGTCTGCCTCTGGCACAATCTTTGCAACCATTGGGCCGACTTGTTGGATAGCTGCTACTGCTGCATCATCAGTAGCTCCAATTTGTCGGGCAGCCTTACTGATATCATTTCCGACATTGGCGACCGAATCAATTGCTTCCGACAGGGTGCCTTGCTCTAGAGCAGTCTGGATATCGTCCGCTTTGGCCTTAGCAATCGCCTCGCCGTCGACAAGATCCTTGGTTCCAAACTTCTTTGAAGTCTCAACAAGTTTGTTGGCAAGAGCGGGCATGTTCTCTGAGAAGGCTTTTGCGACTGCTTCTACACTTCCGGCGGACTGAATTGAAGCCGCCCGAGAAGCATTTCCACGGAGAGCGTTTCGCATCGCGTTGGCAATTGCAGGGGCAGCAACCTCCGCCTCTACCCCCAGCTCGCTCATACGGAGCGCCTCAGCGGCCCCTGCGTGCCACTGGGAAGGGTAGAGATTCGCTGCGCCTTTCCCGCCAAGTCCCCCAAAGTTATAGTTCTCGACAATTTCACGTGGCATGGCCTCAAAGATGTCTGCTGTCGACATGGTGTAGCCTTTGCCGTCGGTAGCTACAATCTTCGGCTTAGCGCCAGTTCCACCGAGTTCATCAAACTTGATTCGAGCTTCCGACACAACTTCGTCGTACATTGCCGCAGCACGACTTGCATCCGTGGGCTCAACTCTGTTGATAAGCAATTCGGCCGGAATTTCGTTGACCTTGACAGTACGAGCAAGATGCGAAGAATTAGCATTTCCGCCAAGGCCACGAGCTTTCAGTGACTCTTTTCCGTTGGCGATGATGCCGTCTTTTTCCATGAGCGCAATGTGTCGCTGAGCAGTCTTGTAATCAATACCAGCAATACGGGAGAGTTCACGAGCAGAGAGCGAAGTGCTGTCGACAGCAATCTGAGCCGACGCCAAATACTCATCAGGATTAATCTCCTTCATAAACGATGGAGGCTTAACTCGTGCACGTTCAGCCGTAGCTTGCCGGGCAGCAGCTTTAGTTGTCAGTGACGAAATGTGCTGGCCCATCATTACGTTGTCGAGAGTTGTAACCTGCTGAGCTTTTCGAGGCGTGTTGGGCAGCACAACTTCAGGAGGCGTCGCAGCCTGAGCAGTAATCTGATCCGCAATTGCCTGTGAGTTTGAGGCAGGAACTGGCGCTACAGTTTCAGGGACACCGGTTCCTGCATCCGGAGTTTTAATGCTGTACTTCTCAATTTCAGCAGGGTCCGTAATTTCCCGCCATTGCTGCTGCATCGGAGAAACGCCAGTGACAGAATCGACATGAGGCTCAGGTACAACTTTCTTGGCTCTGGATGCGGCTTTTGCAGCCTTGGCTCCCGTACCAAGTCCTCCTGCAATCAAGTTGCTAGGGTCCAGGAGAATGTCGCCAGCTAGGCCACCGACGCCCATTGCAAGTTGACGCTGATTTTGAGAAGGGTCAATAAGACCAGCCGCAATTGCGCCACCAGGCGCAAACCCCAGTACGTCCCTAGCAAAGTTAAGAGGACCAGCTACACCCTTTTCTTCCAGGGTGCCTGAATCTTCTCCCCAACCTTCAGGAAGCGCAGTGTCAACAACATCAGCGTAGGTAGTCTTCTTCTGACCTGAGAAACCTTCCCAGGCACTTTTGCCCATGTCGGGAACTGCACCGCCTTGTTGTGCAGCACGCTTTACGACATCTTGAGGACTAGCACTCGACATGTACTTCAGATTTGCTACCTGATCGTTGACAACGTTTGCTGAAGTATAGAGTGGTCGCATGAGAAGATCCAGCAACCGGGAACCGATTCCTTGATCGGCTGGCTGCTGGATTCCCTCGAACCCTCCCCAGTCTTGCTCTTTGTACCCGGTAAGGTTCAAGGCAAGTTGGGTTGATTTTGTAGTACGGCCAGAGCCAACTTGCTGTAGTGCCTTGACATATTTGTTGGCCAGCGAAGTTACGCTCTCACTCATTTCTTCCCCAAAAAGTTAGACCAGAACGACGAAGCTGCTGCTTGAGCTACAAGTGGGTCCATTCCTTTCGCCTGAGCAGCCCGTTTGATGTAATCGACAAACTGGAACATATTGCCAGCCAGGGCAGCAGGATCTTCCCCGCTGGCCGCAGCAGCAGAAGTAGCGGACCTAACAAAGTCGTAGTAATCTTTTGCCATTGACTGGTTTCCACCAGTGGCGCTGGAGATCTGTCCAATCACTCTGGTAACAGGATCTTGATTCTGGAACTCCAAGCCCTGCTGGCCCTGAGAGTCCATTTTTTGCTGAGCAAGTCTTTGTTCGGCAAGAGCAGTTGCCAAGTCAGTGCCATACTTAGCCGAATCCAGTTCAAACTGTCGATCAAGATTCGCCTGCTGCTGAGCATTCCTGCCTTGATTCATCTGCTGCTCGTACAGGAACTGTTGCTGCTGCTGTCCCATCTGAGCTTTCTGGAGGCCAAGATTTGCTAGGAACTGCTGGTTCTGATTGTTCGCACCATAGGCGTCAGAATAAGCTCCGTATTGTGCTTGCTGTCGAGCAAAGTCTCGATCCGACAGTTGCTGGCCTAGCTGCAAAGTTGCCTGCGCCTGGTCGCCCTGAAGGTTAAACCTATCCTGCTCAAATCCCGACAGGGTGTTCCCAAGATTGTGAATCAAATTCTGGCGCGCAACAACGCCAGCAGTCGCGTCAGCATTTGCGACGTTGCTGGTGTAATCCTGCTGCGTCTGGCCTTGCTGAATTAGTGCACCCTGCTGCGCTTCTCCGAGTCTTTGAGCCTGCCCTTGTTGATAAGCTTGTTCGGCAGAATTATCACCCAAAACTTCTCGGGCGGCCTCCTGCTGTCCCATTTCCTCCAGAAGGGCTGCTTCCTGCTGCTGGGTGCTGGAATAGTTTTGTCCAGTGTCTTGTACCAGTTGATTAGTACGAGCAGTTTGGTCTTGTCCCGCAGCTGCATATCGTGCGGCTGAACCAGCAGCAATCTTAGCAATATTGTCGGACAAAGCCTGGTAAAGCCCGGCGGTAAGAGTATCGCTACGCTTGTAATGCTCATTTGCGCGTCCTGCTGCTTCGTCAATTGCACGATACCGAGGAGCGTAAACTCCCCCCACCTGTTCGCCAGCTTGTCCAGAAAAATCTCGGTACTCGAAATTAGGCTGCTGGAATTCTTCAGGCGTGTAGCCAATGTCGTCAAGACCTGTGCTAGAACCTCCACCGCGTTTTCCTGTTACGCGAGCTTTACCAGCGTCTCTTTGTCGATTATTTCCAATCCCGAGGTCGCCAAGAGCACCCTTCAGAATTGCCGTGCCGGATCGAGTTGCAAGGTCCCCAATTCGACCTGCAAGAGTTTCTCCACGACCTGCGGTTTTCGCAATTACACTTGCGAGTCCTCCGGTTCCACTTCCGCGAGAAGCGCCACCAGTAAAAGGATCTCGTGCTGCCCCACCAGTAAAAGGGTCACGTGCACCGCTCAGAATTTGGGCAGCCGGAGGAGATTGAGGAAGCGGACCTCCACCATTTCCGTTAACAAGCCTGCCGCCAATAACTCGACCCATCTGGGTCATCAATTGCGGAGGAGCTTGTCCTAGCTGAAAACTACGGATCTGCTGAGTATTGTAGCCAGCTTTGACCAGCATCTGTAGTTCATATTTCGACAGGTCCCTGGTAGCCACATTACACCGGCCTCTGGATCACATTTTGACGTCCGGGCGTAACCTGATCCCTTCCGACACCAAGTTGAGCCATAATTGCGCTGATTGCATCTTCCTGAGAAGCAAGATCCGCAGCGTCCTGCTGACCATAGAAGTTCCGCTGATTCAAATTCTGAGTGTCAGTCCAGTCCTTCTGGTCCCGCAATGTCGAGTTACGTCGATCGTTGAAGCTGCCGTTCATATTCGACAGGGCTTGCAGATACTGCCCAGAATTGAACATACCTCGGCCGGCGAAGTCATTCTGATTCGCAGAGTAGGAATCTCCGTACGCAGTTCCTTGAGCGTTCGGATCAAATCCTGGCCCGCCTTCTCCAACCTTTACACGCCAGCCCATTTGTCGCTGAGTGTCGTCAAAGGTTGCACCGTACTGAGCCTTGGCGAGATTCTGCTGAGAGTCAAAGTCGCCGCGAGCCCGCATCATTTCAGCCTTGGCACGCTTATACGGCTCACTCTGAAGCGGATCAGGAATCGTAATATCCTGCGTCACAGGCTCGGCAGCCATTTCAAAACCACCAGAGAATCCTGCGCCACCGCCTCCGGAAAAATCACCAGAAGCTGCTGTAGCACCGGAAAAACCGCCACCAGAACGGCCTGCTACCGGAGCCGGTGCAGGAGCAGCAGCTTTTGCTGGCGCACGATAAGTAGGTGAGGCAGTATTTCTCTTACCTGCTACCGGCGTAACAACTTTTGCAGGAGCACGATTCGGAGCCTTCCCGGGAGCCCTGGGGGGAGCAGCAGCGGCAACTTTTGCGGTATTCCTTTTTCCGGCAACAGCACCAGCAGGAGCCATTTTAGATTCCTCTCAAGTAATCAGGGTCCATATAGTTCTTTTGCTGAGCGGCGCTCATTCTTTGCAGAATCGCGTTTCTACGCGCTCGGGCAAGCTGGTCCCTCTGAATATAGCCTTCTCGGCCTTCCGGACCAATTGGCCCTGATGTCGGATTACTGCGTGCTCCGAACCCATACTTTTTGGACCCAGCAGCGTATGGAGTGTAGGCGTCCTCTTTTTGGAACCCACCATAACCCAGTCCAGAGTCTCCAAACATTAGTTTGTCTCCTTGGGCGTAAGCTGAGCTTCTCTAAGGAATACTACCATACCAATAATCTTGACGCTGGAATCTGCCCCATTTGTACTTGCGATAGCAGCACCTGACATTAGAATATACATAGTTCTGAATCGAAACTTCTGCCTGATTGACTTCACATCTTTGACGTTGTATTCTCCAGCGCCAGGAGCTACGACAGCACTGTAGGCTGTCAAATCAAAGTCGTCCCAATTTCCAGGATCGTCCCATATAAAGTTAGCTTCCTCGTAATCCCATGTCGGATTCTGGACCGAGTTAGGAATTCGGATTGTCGTCGTGAAGTTTCCGGAAGTTGCCAATTCGACATGGCCGTGAGAGATTACCTTGAACTGGTGCGGCATCTGAAAATGAGTGATCTTAGTCTGCATTGACCAGTCATAGCTTTCCGTGCTGCCAACACCGGTAACTCTGTCATCTCGGAACAAAAAGATTTTGTTAGCTAGATCAGAAGTAGCACTATGCGCATATGCAGTATCGAGTCCCAGCCCTGCTGTCGCAACAACCGTCAGCTTGCTAAACTTCCTAGCTGTCGTCCATTTTGACCACCGCTGAACTCGCAAAGAGTACACATATAGATTTGTGTAGTACCGAACAAACAACCTGTCTCTGAATAGAGTCAGGCCATAAGTATCGTACGCATTGAGAGTTACGTCAAGAACCTGAGTCAGCGACACAGCAGCAGAAATGCGCTTGTAGAGCGAGTTCACAAGCTCATAGACTGCATTGTCGTGCAATACGTACACAGTGTTGGAATTGTAGACCACAGCGCAATTAATAGCAGGTACGCCAATTTTAGTGTCTACAACAGAAAGATCCGCAGCACTGGGAGCCTTGGAATACGTAAATCTATAGGTTGAATGCTCCTTCAAAATGATGATGTCGTTGGCTACAACAACTAGATCGACAAGCTTTTCACCATCACCAGGGCTCACGTCAAAGTTGTCAACACCGTTCCAAGTAGTCGGATCAGCAATTGCGCTGAACCTGACTCGGGCAGTGTTTGAAGTCGCATTAATCCCGCATCCGACAAAGATGCGTTCCTTATAGAGAACTGCACTCTCTCCCTGAGGAATCGCTGCTACAGCCGTGTATGTAACTGTAGCCGCAGTGGCATCGAATTGTCCACCAGAACTGGCTGATCCAGGAGCAGGAATCACCCAAAGTTTGTTGTTGTACTGGATGCAAGTAACTGCATCGACAGTAGCAGTCACAGGCTCAGCAATTCCCGAACTAGCGTTAATCAGCCGAACAGTTCCTGATACAGAGATGACAAGAAAAATCCGCCCATCATTTGGGCGGTATCGACCAATGATTCTGAGGTTAGTAATAGGGCTAGGTGCTACAGAACCGCCAGTAGTCCAGTTAAGCGTCAGTTCTGCGATAGCAGGTCGATTAACAAGTGATCCGTCCAGATCAACTTCAAGATTAGTCAGGTCATAGACTTCATTATCTGCGATATTTTCGCCAAGACCTGAAGAATTTCTCATTCCACCTGAAAATGGACCCAATTTGACAGGTTGAAACCTAGTAGTCATAATCAGCATCCTCGGGATCACGCATTACTGGGTAGGTTCCCAGCATTGCATCGCCAGAGTTCTGACCCAACTTCACCATATCTTCAAACCTAGTGAACTTCGCTACCGAACCCTCGTAGTCCTCGTCAAGTTCTCTAGCGCACCCTTCTACATACTCACAAATACGTGGAAAGAACTTATCCGACAGGGGAAGCAAGTCAGCAGCCACGGTAACGTTCGCCGGCTTGGCAGTTCCATAGACCGTGATTACTTTAACTGCATCCGGCACAGGCCAAAGTTGGAACATATTAGCCTGATGCGACCAGTAGACGGGAACACCTTGTTCTGTCGAAAAAGCATCCTCTGTCTGACGCTGAATTTCCTCAAAAGCAATAGTCTTCAGGATCGTTGAATCGTACTTCACTGTGGTGGCGTGAATTAGCCCTGTCGGATAATCGTACTCGCCAGTGCCAATAACAGAGTTCTGCACATAACGACCCTGATAAGCCTTTGGGTCACGAGTAATAATCTCCAACACCGCCATGTTGATCCAGCGAATTATCTTTGGCGAATCAATCTGGACGTTTGCAACGTCGCCAAACTGCTCGGTGACCCAAGTAATTACATCACCGACAGTCTTGGTACCGAGCGGCTGTGGCATTTATTGGTACACCTTCCCATTGTGACGGTACTTGTGCAGCGGAGACCTCAGTACAGTGGCAGCAAATTCAGCCTGCTCTGCCATGATTTCTTCGCGGCGAAGTGATTCGACAAGCTCTCTCGCCATGTCATTTGCTCTTAGCTGGTCTTCCAGAGGACGGCCAGCTTTCTGCATATCAGCAGCGTATATCTGAGCAATGAGCCGATAATTGACATCAGCTTGGTTGACATAAGTGACCACATAAGCAGGACCCACAAACGGCGTGCAGAGAACAGCACAATTCATCTGCCCTTCCTGTGGATTTTCGATCCGAACCAAGCTAAGCGTTGGGTCGTAATCGTGCAAAATCTGAGCGATCAGAAGTTGCTCTTGAGAGAAGATTCCCTCAGGAGTGATGAAGTTTTTGCCGACCAGATTGTCACCAAACAGCGGGTTCGTCATCGTCCCTCACTCGAAGTCAACGTCGTTGTTTTGCTGGCGCATGTCGGCAAGTGATCCAGTCCTGCCGATGCTTCGCAGATAGGCAAATTCCAGATCATTAGACGACAAATTCTCGTCAGGCAATGCAAGTTGATCCTGCCACCATTTGCGACGCATGTCTGCGACAGTCCCAGTATAGCCAAGACCAGTCAATCGAACGTACTCGTTGTCTGCAACACTGCCGGTCATGTTGGAATTCACCTGCCAAGTTAGAGTGATGGACTTTGTGATTATTGCATTGCCGGAATCAACTTGCCAAGTTTCGTTGAGAGACTTTGTGACGAAAGCACTGAGATTCCAGGTTTCTGGAAGAGTCTTGACTACCAAACCTTGAATGTTCCAGGACTCAGAAAGTGATTTTGTTGCTAGAGCGTTGACATTCCAAGACAACACAAACGGTTTC